GGCCTAAAGCCGCCGTTCAAGCTTTCTTAGATAGAAAAAGCAATTTTTAAGCCCTGTCTAGTGATACGCACTATTTGCCCGAGCCATTACTTAGGAGCTGGCTCAGCCTTTCTTGCGCGGGCTTTTTGTTTAGCACCGGCCTTTTGATTTTCGCTGCTTGTCTGAAACGTTCGCCTTGGGGGCTCACTGGTCTAGAGAACGCAGCTAGTCAAGCCCTTTTGATTTCGCCGCTTGTCAGGAATGTTCGCCTTTGGGGCTCACAGCGTCTTGAAGCGCGGCTAGTCGGGCTAGTGCGGGAGAAGCCAGCCAAAACAAAGCGTGCTCCGCCTATGGACATCATAACTAGCGCGGAGGGGTAGGTGTTTTTCCCAGCGTTCCCAACCGTGCTATGGTGGGGAAGAAATTTTTCTTGGTATCGCCGTGGACACTGCCAAATGGCTCATTTTTTCCCATTGGTCGTCAAATGAAACCGTGCTACGCATGGATTGCACGGACAATCCTGCGGGGCTGCTGGAGCATTTGCTGTTTGCGAACCACGAACCGCTCGTCGTCGTCAAAGCTTTCCAGGCCGCTGGTAGGCGGGAGAAGGAACTGGCGGAGCGCTTCAAGGATTGCCACAAGTTTGATAATTGGTACGCCTTGCGCCCTGGCCTGAAGCGTTTTTTGGAAACTGAAGCGGTGTGTGAAACGTTGCTTCTCAAGAGGGAATGCGGAATGGATCATCGTCGCTTGCGTTGGTGCCCAGCAGAGTCTGATAAGCAGCAAATGCTTATCGAGGCGCAGATGGACAGGAGTCTTCCTGGCTTCGTCAAGAATGCAGAGCGTTTTGTGATGTGGGCTATTGACGAACTTGCGCAAGAAAATGAGCAATGCTTTCCAAGCCTATTAATCAAGCATCCTGCCAATCGCTTTTACAGGCCCAAGACCATTTACAACACCATCAATGTACTCACTGAACAGGGGAAAATTGTGAAGCTACCTTCTCGCAGGCTTGAGCTAAGTGATGGAGGGCAGGTCGAAATTGATGGGCTGAAGAAAGTGGAAGAATTAAAAGAAAAGAAAAGGAGGGGTACGTTGCGTGTGTAAAAGCTAAAGCTTGTATAAAACGCCACTTTCCTTTCCATTGAAACGGGCTAGCGTAATAAAATTACGAACTAGCCCCATGTTTAATCTTCCCGAGAGGCAGCCGTTTAACTATGGAGGCGTAAAGCTTTGGCCGTGTTTCAGCAGGCCAGAATTTCAATGGTTTGCTGCAATAGACGGCGCTCCTTGTTATTTTCGTACTTTGAACGAGGCGAAGCTTTTTATTAAAGACCGCCTCTCCATGGAAGATGCTGAAAATCTTTGCGACTAATGACTGAAGAAGAAATGAAAGCTTTTGTCCATCGTTCCATTCGCGAGCATGAGCTGCGCGTGGCATTGTGGTCTGGTCTGCTTGGTGCTGCGCTAATGGCTGGCACCTGGCATGCCATTTGGTTATGTCGTCTTCCTTAAGAAGGTCATTGAAAAAGGCCGTTTGCGCTAGCCTTCCTAAGTTGATCGCGCCCCGCTGAGCGGGGCTTCGTTGTCTCATGGGATTCAAGCAAAAAGCAAAATGTGAACCAATTGCCCGCACTGGCAGGGTGCAAGACTGGCTGGACAATCCCGAAGGACGTTTAGCCGTTAGCTGCACTACGTTTGTAGTGGAAGATTCAATGGAAGGGCCAGATGGTATTGAAGCATCGTGGCGCTTTGTCTCTCATGCTCTTCGTAATGCCGCTGGCGCTGCTGTTAATTTGTCAAAGCTTCGTCCCGAAGGTTCCGAAAATGGACGCGGCCTTACGGCTAGCGGCCCAGTGAGCTTTGCTGGTTTGTATAGCAAACTAAATGAAGTACTGCGGCGTGGTGGCGCGTTTAAGAATGGCGCCGTTACTTTGCATCTTGATTATGATCATCCAGATGCAATTAAATTTATCAATGCATCGCGGAGCGAGCTGCCGTGGGTAAAGCGTTCTTTAACCGTTGATGAGCAATTCTTTGAAAAAGCTTCGCCTGAATTAATCAGCGCATTGCTTAAGGGAATTGGCAATGGAGATATGTGGCTAACTAAGAAGCGTTTTGATGCAAAGGGGGAGCGTATTTGGCCGAACGTTTGCGAAGAGATTTGGCTGAAGCATCGCGGCACTTGCCTTCTTCAGCATGTGAATCTTGGCGCCTGTAATTTTGATAATTTGCAAGGCGCTTTTATTGAAGGCATGCAGCAGCTAGTTGATCTCCATCCCAATACTGGCGTGGGTGACACTGGAGAATATCTTTCCCCTTCCATCGATAAACAAATTGGCCTGGGCGTGCTGGGCTTGGCTAATTTCCTCGCCATTCATGGCATTAGCTATGAAGATTTTGGCTATGCATTGAATGCATTTTTAGCCGAAGATCCTCGTGCATGGTTTGAGCAATGGAAAGAGACCATTGCTGGTGAAGCCGTGTGGCAATTGGATCAGGGCATTCAAAAAGCTGCAGAAATTGCTCGTGAGCATGGCATGGAACGTGCTTTCTGCATTGCCCCCACTGCATCGTGCTCCTATCGCTACCTTGACACTCGTGGTTTCACCACTGCTCCTGAAATTGCACCTCCCATTGGTCGCATTGTTGATCGGGATAGTGGCACATTTGGCGTGGAAAGCTTTGACTATGGAGAAGTGGAAATTGCTGCTGAAGTGGGCTGGGACACTTTCTTCAAGGTGGCAAATGGCATTATTTCGCTGTATCAACGCACTGGCCTTTTCCATGGTTATTCCATGAATACTTGGGGAGATTTAGTTACTTACGATGAAGCATTCCTGCGTGATTGGCTAGAATCTCCTCAGACAAGCATCTATTACAGCCTGCAAGTTCTTCCAGACATGCAGCGTAAAGATGACGCATACGCCGCGCTCGATGAAGATTTCAAGAGCATGTTTGGCTTCGACAATGATGCCGAAGATGCCCCTGAAAGTTGTTCATTGGACGGCGGTTTTTGCTCTAGTTGTGCTGAATGAACAAAGGGCCTTATGGCCCTTTTCTTGCCTAATTCCTTTCCATTGTTTTATTGAAAAATGACCACTGCAAGCCCTTATCTCAATTTGCTTACCAAGAAGCGCTCTTGGCAGCCCGTTGCCGTGGCCAAGGGGAAAGTGACTGAAGGAGCTGAGGCGACGCTATTCAAGGCGCTTGCGCTGCGCCATCTAGAGATTCCCGTAAAGGAACTCTTGGAACAAGGCATGCAGCGCGAGCTTCCTTCGACGCCTGGCATCGTTGAAACTCTTCGCTCCAATCAGGAGGATGAGGATCGCCACTTGGATGCATTGAACTATGTGGCTGATGCTCATGGCACAGATGAAAAGGCTGAAAAGGAAGTGATGAACATCTTGAAGGCATGGAATGAACATCCTGCCCACCCCATTTTGAAGGCGGGCATCATGGAGCGTTCTATTTTCTTTGTGGCACTTCCGTTCTTTCGCCAAACTGGTGACGTTGGCATGCGCACTGTTTCGCAAGACATCAGTAGGGATGAAAGGGTTCACACAGTGGCCAATGCCATGGTGAGCAAAGAGCTAGGCGAGAAAGAAAGCCAAAGCCTTGACAGGCTTCGTGCCGCTACTGCTGCTTGGCTCTTTGATGATCTTGGTGCGTCGTCTAATCAGTGGCTGAACAAAGATTTTTGGCTGCGCCAATCGAAGAGCTTGTTCTGGACAGGCAAGGCTCCTGATATGGCAGTTAGCAGGAACAGTAGGGCGATTAGTTTCTTTGAAAGTCCGAACACCTCGCTTCCTATGTATTCTTAGAGACCCCTCGCTTCTCTTCCCAAATAGCAGGGCGCCCCATTTGGGCGCCTTTTTGTTTTTTACGCTATTTACTTATTATAATTAGCAGGACGAGCAAATCACATGGGAAACACGCGCAGGCCCGATGGCCGCACACTGGGCAAAGCGATCATTCAAGACGGCAGGCGCCCTTGCACTGTCTGTGGCGAAATTAAGCCCCTTGAGGAATTTGCAAAGCATCCCAAGGGAATGATGGGTAGGCAGGGATGGTGCAAGGAATGCGGCAATGCCAAAGCGAGGGCTCGTTACAACGGCAACGCTGAGTATTATTGCAGCAGAAGGCGCGAATCAAAGCGCGAATATGATCAAAGGCGCTATGCGGAAATGATCGCAAGTGGAAACAAGCCCAAGAAGGATCCCATTAAAGCCAAGAACTCCTATTTGCTGCGCAACTATGGTATCAGCTACGAAGAATACCTTTGTCTTTTAGAGAGTCAGGATCACAAGTGCGCAATTTGCGGTGCAGAGGAGTCGGACAGGAAGACTAGGGAGCTGGTGGTTGACCACTGCCACGCCTCAGGGAAAGTCCGTGGCATGCTTTGCCAAAAATGCAACTTAATGCTTGGCAATGCAAATGATTTGATTAGTACGTTAGAGCAAGCCGTTATCTACCTAAGGGACAGGGGTGAAGGTTAATTTTTGAATGCAAGGCGCCTTTCGGGGCGCCTTTTGCTATGCTTGTTGAGTTCCCGCTCTGCTTTGCATCGGGCTATCACCACTGCTGCTCTGTCGGCAGTGTGCAGCCAGTTCTGAGGTCCACCGTTGGTTGTGGAGTGCCTTTCCTGGCTTGCGTTTTGATAGAGGGCAAGCCTCTGTTTGGATACGCCTGGTTAACTCACAGCCCGATTGTCGGTAGGCCAGTCACGCTTGCTCCATCTATCCTGCATGAAACGCCCTGAAGCAAGTAAGGCCCTGAAGCCTTGCATCATGCGTAACACCCCCTATGCCTAGCTCCCAGACGGAGACCATTTTCCTGGCGTCGGGAAAATGGTTTTCAGGGATGATGCACAAAACAGGGGGTCACTGGGAGAGCACCTTGGTCGGTGGGCGCGACGGCGTCAGAGACGGTTCGATTCCGTTCCTTGGCAATGATGGTTCGATTCCGTCATCTCCCCTACGGTCTGAACTTGGCATGTGCCATGCTGAGGACCGTTCTTGCATCTTGGTGTACGGAACACGTTAGGCCATGGAGCCTAGAGTATTGGGTTCAATTCCCAAAGATGCCCTATGATGAGTCTTCTTCTCCATTGAACCATGGCACGGTTTCGCATTATCCCAGTACCGCATGTAACGCTTCCCGGCCAGCCTTTCTATGAAGTTGAGCAGTTTCGTTCAATAGTCTTTGGGCTTGGCTTTTGGGACTACGTTCAGGAGTTTGGCGATCTTGACAGTGCAAAAGACTATGTAGAAGAACGTCGCAGGATTTTTCGCGTTATTGATTGAGGAGGCTAAGTCCTAATCAGTCTTTTTATTCACCTCACGGAAACAGCAATTAATGGCACGATTTCGCATTCTTCGGCGACCCAGTGCAATTCTGCCTGACACCACTGTTTACGACGTTCAAGAGCGAACGCTTTGGTGGTGGCACACTGTTTCTTCAAGTTGGCTTTCTTTGGAAAGCGCAGAGGAGTCTATTGATGCCATTAAAAAGGTGGAAAAAATAGACTCTCGCCCTCAAATAGTCAAGGAGTGTGACTAATGTTTAAGCCATCGCCTCGTGCGGCCACGTATGACGTTGGTGAAGATTTGCAAACAGTACTCAAATATTTGGCAAGAAGGCTGAATGTAAGCACTGGCACCATCATTGGAATGGGAGTGGCAGCAATAGAAGAAGCGGTGAAGGTACAAGGAGAAGATTCCTACGTTATCAACGTTGAAAAAGATGGACAAGTGACAGGCTGTAAATTAAGCGCCTATCTTGAGCATGCGCGGAGCAAGAAGCAATGAGCGCTTTCGTTACGTCAGATACCCACTTCGGCCACGCGAAAATGATTGATTTTGTGCGTCCTGACGGGGAGCCATTACGTCCATTTGCATCGTGCGAAGAAATGGACGAAACAATCATTGAACGATGGAACGCAAAAGTGGGCAAACGTGACACTGTTTACCATCTTGGCGATGTAGTGATTCCTCGTGCATCGTTAAAGCTTCTTTCTCGTCTCAATGGAAGGAAAATTCTCATTCGTGGCAATCATGACCAAGGCGCGTTGAAAGATTATTTGCCATATTTTGAAGACGTGAGAGGAGCTTTCTTTCATCCTTGCGATAGCACGTTTACTGGCGGCTTGATTTTTACGCATATTCCTGTACATCCATCGTGCCTATCTGGACATTACGCGGGCAATGTACATGGTCATTTGCATTGTCATCGTATTCTGGATGACAATGGACAAGTTGATAAACGCTTTTTCAATGCTTGCTTGGAAACAAACGACTTCGCTCCTGTAGAGTTTGAATATATAAAAGAGTTTTTCCGCCGTGGACGAGCGCAGGACGTTCAACACGCCCATTAGGGAGCCATGGAACGCTCCCATTCATCAAATTCTCAAAGCCGTAGATGCTCATATGGCTTTGTATTTAAAATATCGCGATCCTTGGCATTTAGAGAAGGCTGCCATGCTTAGAAGTTATCTCCATGAACTAAAATCTTACATTCATCAACAAGAATCTAATGTGGCGAATCTGGGCGCTGGCGCTGGGCGAGAAGGCGGGGAAACATGATCGCGAAGCCGACAAAGTAGCAATTGTCCGCACGTTTATTTTTGCTTCGTATTTGATTACAAATATCGCGATATGTGCTAATGCCTGGCGCCACTGGAATGACAATGAATGCACAGTGCAGACAATAAAAAAGGGGCCTTGAGGCCCCTTGCTCAATGCTCAAAACCAATGAGGCTTGGGCACGTAAGCAACACCGCGATAAACAAGAGAAGCATGTTGAGCTTCTTTTAGACGAGCAGCTTTCTCAAGCTGCTGCTTGATCAGGGCAAGAGGGTTCATGATGGTTCCCGATGATGCGCGGTCCCGTTCCGTACCGCGCTGTTCATGCGCCCCATCGCTGGGGTGAACGTGTTTTTACTTTAGCACGATACCTCCAGCAGGACTTGAACCTGCAAGCCTTTCGGCAGCGGGGTTTAGGCCCACTGTGTTTACCCGTTTCACCATGGAGGCGTGAGGAGCGAAGGCGCTGAGGACGGGGCTTCAATCCGCCTTTGCACAGCATTTAACCATGGGTCGGCCCATGGCCTTGGCTCCGTCTAGTTGTGAACAGCATCCCCCGATACTGCTCGATTAACGCTGGCCAGCGTGCTTCGCGAAAGCTTTGAAATCATAACACGATGCAGCTCAGGCGTCATATTCTCTTAAGCTTTCATCTCCATGATGATCTGGCATATAGTCATCGTCAGTGGCCTCTGCCTCCCAGGCGCGTTCAAGCTGTTCTTCTTCTTTCAAGCGCTTGGCATGAGCCTTGAGTTTAGGAAGCAATGTAGGAATGTATAGGTGTTCGGCGGCAAGAAGTTGGAGAGAAGTTTGCTTGCTAGTGGGAGCGTTTTCTAGCAGTGCCACAAGAAACTTTGTTTCCTGCATAGTTAATTTGCAATAAGTCACTTCATGAACGAACTATTGTTTGAAAATCATACTAGGAAATAAGGCTTTCGATCCAGCCAATGTCATCGTCTTTACTTGCAGCGAGAATGGCGCCAGCCATTGCAAATGCCAAGTCATCAATGCCAGTAGCCTTACCACCAGTTACACTCCATTGCCCACTTGGTTTATAGACCACGGTCAGATTCTTGAGTTGCATGATTGCCTTCTCGTGGCGATAGATATTGATTTGCCCTGCATTAAAAAGCTCTCGCATTTTGCTAAAAGCTTTCATCTTTGAACTAACGGTCCATGTGAGTTCAGTGATGGGCAGATCACTGGCTAAGCTTTGAATGGTGCCAGCACTGTTGAACTGGTCCATGACAATCGTGTCGAACACATAAAGACGATGCTGCTCCTTAATCCAATCTTCCACTGCATTGATATTCACTTCCATCCTTCCATTGATTTCAAAATCAGCAACAAACGAATGGAACTTATCCACGACAAGAGTGCCGTTTTCATAGTGAACAATGCAAGCAGTGTAGTCGTCACGGCCAACGCCACCACGGGCGGGGTCAAGGGCAAGCACATAAGCTCCTTGGAATTCAGGGCGTGGTGGTAATGCTGCGCGGCGATCATCAATACAGGCATCAATCACATCACTGGCCACAAGAGCCGAAAGATTACTGGCGAACTGCGCTCCATACTCAACTTTAAATTTTTCTGGATCACGCTGTCTTTCTGTGTCAAGAAATTCTTGCGAAATATTTGGATTCATCTCCCATGTGGGGAGATTCACCGCCTGCATAAATGGAAACCGTCCTGATGATGCTTCTTTGAAATGTTGATAAAAAATGCCGTCGGTGAGCCATGGGGAGGAAAGCTCAAGGATGCGTCCTTTACCTCCAAACTGAGCGATGGCAGGAGAAAGTGCGTCATAAATGCCGCGACCTCCACTATTTGCATCGCCTTCTGTTGCAAACGCCAGCTCGTCAAATACTGCCCCTGCGCAAGCAAGACCGCGAGCCGCACGGCCCGATGTGGGAATAGCCTTGAACACGCAATTATTACTTAGCTCAATGATGTCGGCAGTTTCACGAACGATTTCTTGAGCGAAAGGGCTTTCAATGATTAATTGACGAATGTTATTCAGAGCAATACGAGCCTGGTCTTGCGAGTTGGCCACAGTCACGACGTACCAGCGTTCGCCTTTTCTTACTTTGCGTCGATATTCTTCTTCGAGAACAAAGCACATATAAATGCACGCCACGGCAGCCATTAAGGTTTTGCCGCTTCTTCGCCCCAGCGCCCATACTGCATGGGACTTGCCGGGCTGAAAGAATTCATCCAGAATGCGAGCTTGCGCTGGATAAAGCTCTAGCCCAAGAGCGTGCTTTGCGAAGTCTGAACATTTAAGCATTGTTTCAAAAGAGGTAATGATTGCAGCTCGGTCTTAGGAATGAAATAAGCGGGGCGTCCCTTTGCTGGATCTTTCTTCCATTGTTCTTTCATTGCATCGCGGGCTTTAATCCAGCCATGGATGAGAGTGATGCGATTTTCAACCGTGACAAGCACCAATATCTTATCTGGACTTTCATCAAGCTGCACTATTAAATCGTAATAATGACGCGAACGGGTTTTGATGTCGATGTTTGGCGGGAGATCAAAGGATCCTCGTTTTGCCTCTGTTTCTTGATAGAGCTTGTCTTCCATGCCTAGCAGCGCTGCCACTGCCATTTCTCCTGCTGCGCCAAGTAAGTGATGACGCAGCGCTAAATTTCCCTTCTCCGCCCCATTGTTCCTCCCTTTCCTCCCTTGTTTTTCATTAAGCGCCTGCCTGCGAAAGGCTTCAGCGCGAGCGCGTTGGCGCTGTTCTCCAGTGAAAACAAAGGCAATGGGCTCTGGCATGGACGCAATGGCCAATATGTCAAGCCAATGTATCCAGCTTTTAGACTAGAAGCAATACAACATAGCCATTAGCGTTTGTTATGGAAGGCGAAGCGATTGATTTAGGGCATGCCACAGCCGGTGGCATTCGTGCTGACGGCCTTCAGAACGTGCTGATTGGCATGGGAACTGGCCGTGACAAGGCGCAATACACTAAAACCACTGCAACTGTCTTCCTTGCTCAAGAGGAGCTTGAAAATCTTTATGGAGAGTGGCTTCCCCGTCGCATTGTTGACATTTATGCTGATCAGGCCACTCGTAAGGGCTTCAAAGTATTATTTGGTGGCGATGGCGTAAGAGCGGAAGAAGTGCAGGGTATTGAGCAGGCCATTGAAGATCTGTACATTCTTGAACATTTGAATCTTGCGGCAAAAAATGCCAGGCTCTATGGTGGCGCGTGTTTGCTGCTATTTATTGATGATGGGCGCCCTGCCTATATGCCCGTCGATAAGCGCAACATCCGTCGCATTGAAGAAATTGAATGTCTTGATCGCTGGCAAATTGCTCCAGTGATTAATGAAGAAAACTTATACGACTATTCCAAAGCAACTTACTATCAAATTATTTCCGGCGATTTAATCAACGAACCCACGCTCACTTATATTCACAAAGATAGGATTTTGCGTTTTGATGGCGACTGGTTGCCTTATCGCGTGAGGCAGCGCAATTACGGCTGGGGCATGAGCAGCTTGCAAACTGTTTACGACAGCTTCCGGCACTACTGGACCGGCTTAAATTCTGCGGCCACGCTTCTCACGGAATTTGATATTTTCGTTCATAAAGTGAGGGGACTTGCGGCAATGCTTGCTGCTGGAAAAGAAAGCTCCATTCGTGATCGCTTGCAAGTGAATGATATGAGCAAGAGCATTTATCGCGGCTATGCGATTGATGCAGAAAAAGAAGAGCTTGAATTTATTAGTCGCAATTTTGGTGGCATTGGAGAAATCTTGGAAAAGCTCCGCGTTGATATTATTGGCGCGAGCAAAATTCCTCACACTGTTCTATTTGGCGAAAGCCCTAGCGGCCTTGGCTCCACTGGTCGTAGCGAAGAGCGTGATTTTGCAAAAATGCTTTCTGATTATCAGAGCGTCCATTTTAAGCGGCCTATGAAGAAGCTCATTGAATACATCATGCTGAGCAAAGAAGGTCCGACGAAGGGAGAAATGCCTGATTCGTGGCGTATTGCTTTCAATCCATTGTTCGAGCTGAATGAGCGGGAAATGGCCGACGTAAGGGCTCGCGTAGCGGCTGTAGACGGTCGTTACATCCAACTGGGCGTCCTTACGCCTAAAGAAGTGGCAGATGCCCGTTACGGCGGTTCTGAGTGGAGCATGGAACTTACGCTAGACCCATCAGTGGAACGCGCCAATGAAATGCCCACCCCAGAGATGAGTGGAACCACCCCCAAACGGGGTGGCTTAGCAGTACCTCCTGGCGGCCGCGATCCAATGAATGAAGAGAACGGCACTCTTCCCATGGATGGAAGCAGGGAAGTGGAAGATTCTGCTGGTCTTTATCTTCCGCGTGATCTAGAGAAAGTGCGTGGCGATGTGGAATTCACTGATAAGGAGCTGCATCAACAAGCCATAGCAGCAGCAAAAGCAAAGTTCAAAGAATGGCCAAGTGCGGTCGCTGGGGCTTATGTAACGCGCAAATACAAAGATTTGTACAAGCGAAAGCATGGCTCAATGGAAGGAGCTTTCAAAGGTAAAAAGACTACTGCCGAATATTTCAAGGAAGATGCAATTGAACCGCTGAAAACAAGCGGACTCATTCTTGCAGATATTGACGAAGCCTCTCTCATTGATGAAGAAGACATTTCTGCTGCATTGAATCAATGGAAAAAAGAAGCGCCTGAGCGCTTCAAAGATATCCTGGAGGCAGAGGATGTCCAGCCTGAATGATCTTTCTCGATTTTCCGAAGCCATTGTTCGCTTTGATCAATCATCCTGGCGCTACGACCCTATTAGTGGTAGGTATCGCGGCGCCAATGGGCGGTTCTTGAGCGCAAAGGCAGTAGAAGCCCTTGTTGATGGCCGCATTAACAAGCTTGGCGCTGAGCTGCGACGTTTCACGCGCATGCTCGCCGATGGCAGCATCACTCTGGATCAATGGCAAGGAAGCGTAAGAGAAGCACTTAAGCTTGTTCACGTACAAGCGGCAATCATTGGCAATGGCGGACGCGAAACAATGGGGGCTTCTGATTGGGGGCGCATCGGGCAGCGTCTCCGTGTGGAATATGCTTACTTACAGGGTTTTGCTAATGACCTTCTGGGCGGTCGCGTTTCTATTGCCCAGTCTCTTGCTCGCATCGGCTTATATGCTCAAAGTGTACGCGGCAGTTTTTGGGAAGGAGCTAGTATTCGGCAAGAAAAACAAGGATACACTTTGATGCGACGTATTCTTGATTCTCAGGCGAAGCATTGTCAAAGCTGCCTTGATTATGCTGCTCGTGGCATGCTTCCCATTGGCAGCGTGCCGCTTCCTGGTCAACGCTGCGAGTGCAGAGCCAACTGCCGATGCAGTGTAAAATACTTCCGACAGCAAGCGCCGACAGTGGCCGTTTGAAATGGACGTTTTAGTTGGTAGCACTGGCCTCATTGGACAAGTGCTTCGTGAGGCGCACGAATTTGGCGCCTGCTTCAATTCCAAAAACATTCACGAGGCTCCATCGTTCAAGGAGCCCATCGAAAGGCTGTATTTGGCTTGCATGCCAGCGGAGAAATGGAAAGCCAATGCAGCGCCGCTGGATGATTTTGACAATATGAATGGCATCATCCAAAACATTCGGCACTTCCCTAGTCCAGCAGAAGTGATTGTTTATTCAACGATTGACGTGCATGGGCAAACTGCATATTATGCGGACGGTACGCCCGAGATTTTTGCTATTGACTATGGCACCAATCGTTATATTTTTGAAATGCTTGTGAAGGCGGCATTTCCAGAATCAGTGGTAACAATTATTCGCCTTCCCGCATTGTTCCATCGTCTTATCAAAAAGAACATTCTGTTTGATCTATTAACAAACAATAATGTAGAGAAGATCAACATCAATTCTGCTTATCAATGGTATTGCCTAGATGATTTATGGAAAGACACGAAGAAAGCAATCAGTGGCACTACGAACGAGCTGTACACTGCTCCCATTGAGACAGCGGAGATTGTTGAGCGGTTCTTCCCGAATGCAAAAGTAGGCAGTGGCCCGCGCGTGGAATACAACATCCCCCCATACAAAGAGGACAAGGCAAAGATAATGAAGAAAATGGAGGCTTTTATCAATGCTTGGAATTAGCGCCATTGGCTGGACGGATGAAGAAGAGGAGCAAATTTTAAGCGCTAATGCTGGCGCATTTAACGTGCTGGAAATAGTGCCAGCACGCATCTTTGCTCAAAATAAAGACTACGCCGATATTGCTAAAGAATATCGCGAAAGCTATGGACTATGGGCTTATTCAGCCCAAGCATTATTCTTTCAAAGTAATGTGCAAAGCTTTGAAAACACGGCGGCAGTGTCAGAACACTTATTAAAAGTGATCAGCCTTGGCTCTCTTATGGGAATCAAGCGTTTTGTTTTGGGAAGCCCAAATCTACGAAAGGGAAGCCCATCTTGCCTCATGAATGTATTGAAGCGCATGGATGCAGTGTTGGATGCAAACGATGCCATTCTTTGCATAGAGCCCGTAGCAAAATGCTATGGAGGATCATATTTCTTCACTGTGAGTGAAATTGTCAATCACATTGATTTCTTTAACTTGAGGAATGTAAAGACAATGCTCGACACAAACAATGCTTGGCTACAAGGAGATAGCCCCAAGAAGCTCCTGAATCATTACTGGCCCTACATCGCTCACGTACATATCAGCGATACAGACAACGGCCCATTGCTTAATAAATATGAGCACAAGCAAATTAAAGCCATGCTTGATGGCATTAATTATGAAGGCGCAATAGTTCGTGAACTGTTTCAGGCTAAAAAACACATGCGTGATTATCCATTGTTCCGTAGCATCTACGCTTGAAAAATTGCCTGTTTTGCCATTTGCTCAATGGCGTAGATGCCTTGAATTTTGCCCGTGTAAAAAGAAAGCAGATTGTCTTGCTTCCTGAAAATTGGAGTGCGTTGTGCGCTGGCATTTTTGCACTTTGCCTTGACTGACACCACTGGAAACACATAGTCAAAATAATCGTGAAATTCAGGCCAATAGCGCATCACATGCCGCTCCATTAAATGCCGACTACGGACCATTGTTCCATAGTGCTTTTCAAAACAATGCTCTTCTTTCTTTTCTATAACGCCAAGCTTCACATGGCTCAATGAAAACAAAGAGCCATATGGATAGATGGAAAACAGTTCGCCGTCAATAAACGTGAGAGCGCCAAAAGGCAATGGCTTTGTAGGGCGATAAACAAACATACTTACTGCTTCAAAATAATCACCTACCACTGGAGGAAGCAAAGCATTATTAGTGCAATCAAGAACGAAATCATAATCCTGCTTGAGCAGCGCAAGGGAGCTTGCTTCAATGATCTCCCTTCTCACAATTGGAGACAAGAGATCCTCGAAGTGTTTTCCAGCTTCAATGGGAGAAATATATTTTTCAATGGTTCGCAGCAACAGGGGTGAATGATCAAGAAAGTTTGAAGTCTCTTCAGTATGTGGCCAATCTTTGAAAATTAAGCGAATGGTTTCTGCATCCAGTAAGCTTTCATCTTCTGACACTGCATAAAAATTATCGTGAATATTTTTTGTCACATGACCATAGTCCATCATGAAACGTTCGAACGTTTGTTGGCATAGCATTCGCGTGGCATGGTTCCTAGCGTAGTGATAGCCATAATGCAAGCGATTCTGATTGATCAATGACGTTTCTGAGATGAGCATCTCATTGCGCTCAAACAATGTCACGTCTGCCTGGTCCATCAAGCGCGAGGCCAAATGGCAACCAGTCCATCCGCCACCAATAATTGCAATCTTGAGCGCCATCAAACATCAATACAAAGCGTTGGCTGCACTCCCTGCCAATTTGACTTGGCCTTGAACAAATCCAACTGTGGGAAGTATTCTATGCGCCTTTCCATGCCCGTCCCATATACGTCGGCATGTCCTTGATAGTTCCATTCGTCTGGCCCGTGTTTATCGGGGTGGTAGAGGCCAGTGGGTGCGTCTTGAAGCCTCCAAAGCATGTAGTCTTCATTCGGCACGCCCCATTGTTTCCATGCTTGCAATGCCGCTGGAGAGCTGTCCATGTTCTTGATAGCCATAAGCCTGTCTTGGTGGCGCATGAGATAGGCCATGCTGTAAAGGCCAATGCTCATTGATGGCGTATGCTTCATCGCCACTTTCTCAAAGCCTTCTGGCGGCTCGCGAACGAGATCCTTGAAAGCGGGGCCAGCAATGCAAGTGTCGTGAAGGAGGAACCAAAAGGGGCTTTCGAGACGATGTTCAACAATTTCAATGAGAGGCGTGTATTCAAAGGAATTTTGAGGCGTGCAAATCATTGGCACATCTCCATAGTGATCAATGCGCCAATCTTCCTGTCCACCATTGATAATCAAGATTTCATTAGTGCCGATGCCAGCGCGGGTGAGAGACGGAATGATCTTGGGCAGTGTATGGGCGGCAAACTTGTTGCAGGTGCTAATACAGAAGCGCACAGAAGATGGTGGCAGCATGATTGTCTCCTTTTGCCGTAAGTATAGAAGCGCCACGGTGCGCTAGTATTTCCTTGCTGTTAATACCATGGAGATTCATGGCCAAGGCTCGTCTTCCATTACCCACTGATTACATTGATCAATATCTAAAGCTTCTTCCGGACGGTGTCTTAGTATGGAAGAAATCGCCTCATCCAAGAATTGCAGTAGGAGAAAAAGCTGGAAGGAAGCCCAAGGGAAATCACCTTCAGGTCACACTCAATCGACGCGCCTACGGTTATCACCGAATTGTGTATTATTTGGCGTACGGCATTGACAGTATTGGCTACGAAATTGATCATATCAACCGAAACCCAGAAGATAATCGCCCAGAGAATCTAAGACTCGCTAGCAAGTCGGAAAACAAATGGAATAAAACATGCCAATCAAACTCAAAATCTGGCTACAGGGGCATACGAAAGCGTTTTTGGGGCAAGTCTTATAGGTGGGAGGTGACGTTTCAATGCCGCTATGTAGGCTCTTATCAAACTCTGGATGAGGCAATACAGGCGTGGGAGCGTGAAGTCAAGACGATCACGGGAGAGTTCTTTTGTCCTCAGCAAAAATAACCCGTTAAGATCTCGAAAGCTTTTGTGCTTTCAATGAAGAAAATACTCTACTGCGGTGACGCGGCGGTGCAAACGGGGTTTGGAAGGGTAGCCGAATACTTGATTCCAGCATTGGCGAGAGAGCACGAAGTTCATGTGATGGCAACAAACTGGCACGGAGACTCTTGTGATATGCAGCAATATTGCAAGATGTATCCCGCCATGGCGCATGGTCAAGATCCGTTTGGCTCTCATCGCATTGCATCCATCATTCAAACCGTCAAGCCTGATTTGGTATGGGTGACGAATGATATCTGGATTGCCATCAATCTATGGCAGCAAGCGAAGCCGTTGAAAGAAAAGCTTGGATTCAAATGGTTTGTCTACACTCCCATTGATTCTTACGGGCTTTTCCCTGATTTGAAAGCTCAAATGGAAGATTGGGACGGTCTTGCCACTTATACGCAATTTGCCAAAAAAGAACTACGCCTAATGGGCTATGACAAGCCTATTGACATTATTGGTCATGGCACTGACTTTGAAAAATTCTTCCCGCTTGATAAACAGCAATGCAGGAAAGAACTTGGCGTGCCGGAAGACGTATTTATTGTTTTCAATGGCAACAGGAACCAGCCGCGAAAGCGTATTGATCTAACGCTTAAGGCTTTCATTAAATTTGCGAAAGATAAAGATGATGCACGTCTGTGGTTAAATATGGGCAGCAAAGATTTGGGATGGGAGCTAATTCCATTGTTTAAGCGCATTGCTCGCGATGAGGGTTTTGATGCGACAAGTAAGCTGATTCTTACCAGTCCTCATTTTTCTGTCGATAATTGTCTTTCTATTGAACAGCTAAACAAGGTGTATAACGCTGCTGATATTGGACTTAACACTTGCATTGGAGAGGGCTGGGGCTTGGTAAACAGTGAGCATGGCTCTGTTGGCGTGGCACAAGTTGTGCCCGACCATACGAGCCTGGCTGAGATCTTTGATGAAGTGCCTCGCATTCAATGCAATGCATCCGAGACTGACCGCAATTACGGTCTTGAGCGTTTGCTTCCTGACCCCGAAAGCGCTGCGGAAATTTTGTCATATTACTATGACAATCGCGATGCCCTTAAGAAAGATGGGCAATGGTGCTACAAGCGTCTGCATGAAGAGCCCTTCACCTGGCCCTATATTCAACAGCAATTGCTTGACGTAGTAGAACGCACTCTTAATGCAAAACCTGCCGCGCCTGAATTTAAAGGCTTTGGCACTCCCGCAAAAATTGTTTGATCATGCAAATCTCACAAATCTTTCTTTCCACTGATCCAGCGGAAAAGCTTAGTCCGTTCTTGGAACATGCCACAGGCACCATTGATGCTTGCTTTCCCGAAGCAAAGCATGTCATTTACAACAATGATTCACTTCGAGCCTTCATTGCTGATAACTATGAAGAGGAAGTGTTGTGGGCTTACGATACGCTGAGGCCGTTTTCTTACAAAGCAGATCTTGGGCGCTTTTGCCTTTTGAATAAGCTGGGTGGCTGGTATTTCGATATTGGCGTGAGAGCTTTTAATGCAGTAGAGCTTGGTGATCGTATCAAGTTTCTTGCTTTCCGCGATATTCAGCGCTTTAGTTATACGAGCTGGGCTTGTGCCACAACTGTGCTTTATTCACAGCCAGACAACCCCGCTTTGCAAACTGCCATTGAAATGATCGTGGCAAATTGCATTGAACAATATTATGGCATCACTCCATTGTGCCCCACTGGTCCCACGCTGCTTGGGAAGGCATTGGCGGCGAATGGTAGTCAAGCTGATTTTGTCTATGGCGACTATCTTGAGCTAACGCCTACGCACGGTCAGAAGAACAGGGCGTTTGTCCTGCCTGATGGCACAATCATGGCATGGAGTAAGCCTGCTGGAGGCGGGGATCTCACTGGACTTGGCGCCAAGGGCGTGAATAATTACAATGAGCTGTGGCAGGCGCGTAAGGTGTATGGCGATGGTTGATGGCACGATTTATGCCGTGTGCATTCCTGGTGAGAAGGTGCGCTACACGGCTAGGTCTCGCATTGTTCCCATTATGGGAGGAAGTCATGCGCTAAGCAAGGAAGAGCGAGAAAGTCTTCGTGCTGAAAACTATGTTTTTGACGATGAAAACGCGGTGCTTTCTCCATTGAATGATCGGTGGGGAGAACTTTCGTGCGTGCATTGGATGATTAACAATGCAAAAGAAAACAATATTGGTAATGCTCAGTATCGACGTAATTGGTTAGAGCCAAAAAATCAATGGTATTGTCCAGAAACTTTGTATGTGCCAGAACCAGCTCAATTCTCTTGTACGCTTGAGCAGCAATTTTATGGCGGTCATTCTGCATTTGATGCACCAGCGATCACGCGCAAATTAGCAGACGAAGGAAAGTGGATTTTTACGCGCGAGGAGATTGATAAGATCTGGGCGCAATCTTCCTTTATTGGCTGCAATATGGCACGCGGCCCAAGACAGTCTTATTTACACTTTATGGCAACGCTATTTGCTGGACTTGCACCAATTTGGCGCGAAAACAAAGAGCATTTTCTTTCCATTGAAGGCTATGACAAGCGCGCAATTGCTTTTATTGCTGAACGCCTGATTACTGGCATGGTCTTATGTAGGGATAGAATTTTACCGGGCGTAAAAATTGCTACGGCTCCGATAGGATTTATTAATTAGTTGCGCTTACTTTGGACCATGACCACGAAAGAAAAGCAAGCAAAAGTTGCTCGTGTTTTGCGCGAATTCAAGGCTGGTACGCTTAAAAGCAGTAGTGGTGAAAAGATTAAAGATAGGAAGCGTGCAATTGCTATTGCTCTTTCTGAAGCTGGCATGAGCCGTCAAGGCAAGAGCGACGCTTATTGGGATAATTATTTCATGACTCTCATTGGAGAAGAGGAGGAAGA